GACCTATGGCAACGGTCGAGATCAAGACTCGGCCCTGCCCTGAGTGCCACCAGGTGGCTACGCTCACGGTTGAGGACAGCGCCCTTGACCTCTATCGGGCAGGTGCCCTGATTCAGGACGCCTTCCCAACGATGTCCAAGGACGACCGCGAGCGGTTGGTCACGGGCATCTGCGGGCCCTGCTGGGCTCTCATCTTCGCGGACGAGGATGAGGACGGCGATGGTGAGTACGACGAGCCCTTCGCCGAGGACTACATGGCCCCTCCTGAAGGCTGGCGAGAAGGCCAGCCAGAGTTCAACGGGGCCTTCCGATGACGGCCAAGTCGTTCGTCGTGGTGGACTCCGAGAACGGCGTGGCTGTCGGGACATTCGCCACCAAGGAAGAGGCTACGACCTACTTCACGCGCCTCGCGCAGGCTGAGGAGTGGGGCGACGTGTGCAAGCTCATCGACGAGACGGGCAGTCCGTTCCTCTCCGATGCGTGGCCAGACTACAGTGGCCTGGTCCTCTACGAGGTTCTCGCACCCATCGCTGACCCGTACCTCGTAGAGCCCTACGAGCCGCCCACGAGGGCGGAGGAGGTCTGATCTGATGTTCGTTGCTGTTGACCAGGAGGTGGGCGCGGCCTTTGGCCCGTTCGCCTCCAACGAAGAGGCTATCGAGTGGGTGCGCGATCGCCTGCTCCACACCAAGGCTATTGCCCTCGACGACGAGGTCGCTGCAATGGCAGCCGGTCGCGACTCCATCGCTGCCATCCAAGAAGACCTTATGTCGATGAAGTGGTTCGTCTACGAGGTCGAGTACGTCGAAGGCCTGACCGACGAAGACGAGGAAGCCGATAACGAGGAGCCCAGCGTCGACAACCCGTGGGACTCAGCCTTTGCTGGCGGGCCCTACAGCAGCCATCCCAACCTCTAGTCCGGCTGCATCCACCGAAACTGGCCACACTCCACCCCTTGGGTGTGGCCAGTCGTCCAGGGTTGACCTCCTGGGCCTGATGAGGTAGGTCAAAGCAAGGAGACTTTGTCCTATGTGTGGACACGAAGAGGACGGCGCAGGAGTGCCAGAAGGCCTGGCCACTTGCGACATCTGTGGTCGGTCTGATGACCACCACCATCCAGAGGAGTATGACGGGCGAGACGGTAGCCTCGAGATCAGCGCAACCGACGAGGTGGCGATGATCGAAGAGCAAGACCGCCTGGCCAAAGAGCGCCCAACTCAGAGTTGGGATGTCGACGATATCTTCTTTGGGCGTGACCAGCGGTTCATCACCGTTGCAGTCAACCTTCGTGTGGAGGTTGACCTTGATGCGTGGGCCGCTGAATATGGCCACTACGAGACTGCAGCTGAGGTTCGCAAGGTCGTCAAAGCGACTGCCTTCGATGCAGTCGAGATTGCCGCGTTCGGCCACCTCAAGCATGTCTTGCGAGTCAAGGAGGCCTGACTACTATGTCGATCACCTACGAGCAGGCACTCACGGCCGGTGAGTTTCATCAGGAGCAGAGTCCTCCTGGTCTCGCAGGCCCCTTCCACCAGCCCTGCGAGTCCGTTCGTGGCCCCGTGCGCTGGCGCCGCAACGGCAAGACTCAGACCTGGAAGACCAGGCCAACTGAGTTCAAGATCCCGGTGAAGTACGGTCTTAGGACCTACGACTACATCACCCAAGATAACGCCAAACTCGTCCACACGGTTGAGGACTGCCCAGTCGAGAAGATCAGGGCAGAGCTCAACTGCCCATCAGTCCACGATCCTCGTCCGGTCCTTGGCTCTGTTAGCCGCTGCCTCTGTGGCCACGGCAAGCGAAGCGCTTGCCACGGGTGGTCCTGATGAGCAAGGGCGACACAGTAAAGACCTACTTCGGGGTCAAGCGCCGCTACTGTACCCTCTGCGACTACTGGTATGCAGCAGGCACCTGGAGGAAGCACAAGAGCGGCACGATGCACCAGATCTGCCTCACTGACCGTGAACGGATGGCTGCTTGGTATAAGGCCAACGGTTATGCCTGACACTGCGACCACATTGCAGCCGCTCCACGCCTTTGAGTGCTGGGTGGGTCGGCCAGGCGGGGTGTGCCGGCTGGACTGCTCCTGTTGGTGCCACGACTACAAGACCATCAAGTGCTACTTCTGCCGGACTCCTGTCCCCATCAAGCAGCACGCTGAGCATATGCACATCCTCGACTCGTTGATCTACGCCGAGGCCGAGGGTTACGAAGACCTGTTCGTCCACTGCGTCGGCCCTGGTGATGAGTTCGACGCAGAGGGCAATGTGGCTGCCTGCGATCGGCACTTCATCGAAGAGGTGGCCAGCAACCTGAAGACTCCGTACGACCACCCTGAGTGGTTGGCCATTCACGACGACCTCCCCTAGCCTAACCGAAACGAGGCCCAGCCCATCTGGTCAATGGGTGGCGGCCTCGTCTGTAGGATCGGCCACCCTGCACTGATGAGGTAGGCCATAGCGTCCCAGAAAGGAGCCCAAAGTGGCTCTCTCCCCGTCCAAGGCTGCACCGAAGAAGGCAGCCATCGAGACCAAGGCCCTCGCTCTGGGGGCTAAGGACTCCAAGTCTGAAGGCATGCGCCTCCTGTTCGACGCGGGCTACACCGTGTCGAGCGTGGCCAAGGTCTTCGGTGTCGGCTACGCGTTCGCCTACGGCGTGGCGAAGCGGGCCGGCAAGGTCGAGACGGCAGCTGCGCGGCGTGCGCCCAAGCGGGCAGCGGCCAAGCCGCCTGCTCTCGCCAAGACCGCTACCAAGCGCACTGCAACGGCCAAGGCTCCTGTGGCCACGGTCCGCAAGGTCGCCTCTGGTGGCAAGCCGGTCACCAGCCTGGCTGCCAAGCCCAAGACGGCTGCCAAGCCGCCTCTGGCCGTCAAGAAGCCGGGTCGCCCGAGCGCTACGCGGCGCGCGGTCAACCGCAAGGCTGCAATGACGGCGTGACGGCAGACAGGCCAAGTGGCCTGGCACAGCCGAAACTGACCTACCACCAGAAGCGCCTCCATTGGACTACATTGTCCAATGGGGAGGGCGTGTGGTAGGTCAGTCGACCAGGAGTGACCTCCCTGGCCCTGATGAGGCAGGTCAGCGAAAGGAGTGTGGCGTGTGGTAGCGCTCGAGCGAGACCCCGAGATCATCGGGGAGCCCAGCTACGAGGAGATCGAGCTGGATATGGATGTGATGGACTCCATCCATACCTTCAACCCTGGCCCTGACGGCAAGTGCATCGAGCGCCTGATCCGTCATGGCGCCGAGGGTGTTGTGTGCGGCAGTCGCCAACGGTCGTCTGTCTTTCACGATGACCCTGACGCTTACTTCCGCGAGGCCCATTGGCACGGCGGTGGCGACTGCATGTGCTTCGAGTTTCAGGACGACGAGTAGGAGGCTGTACGCGTATGCCTAGGAAGTTCACCTACCCTGATGCAGGTAAGACTCTAGTCTTGACTCCTGCAGAGAGGTTCGCCCTCCTGCAAGCCCTCGGCGCTCGTCGCTCGTACCTTGAGACAGCACCCGCCCTAGGTCTCACTGCCTCAGGTCGAGACCAACTAGCCTGCATTAAAGAGCTAATCAGCCGACTTGGCTACACCCAACCTGAGTTGGATGGCCAGGTGCAACTCGACCTCGAGCTCTAGGAAAGGAGCTAATCGCGTGGCCACAGATACTTGGAATGGCAAGAAGAAGGGCTGGAAGATCATTGACGCGAAGACTCACCATCCACTCAAGATTGGTGACCCTGTCAAGACCTTTCGCGACGAGCCTGCGACCCTGACTGACTGGGAGCCGCCCAGGCACGAGGCCTCGACTGGCCGAGCCTACATCAAGATGGACGAAGACGGGTACGAGCATGGCTACTTCCCGTCGGTCATCAACGCCTTGATCGTTAGGGCCAACGATGCCAATGCCGACTAGGCCTTCCGTCCACATCCCCAACGAGGTTGTCCAGGCGGCCGTGAGGCCACTTGGCTACGTAGCCCTTGCCGACCGGCCTGCAGAGTTGTCTGGCCTTGTCGGCGAGGGACTCATTGTCCTCGCGCTCTGTGTGAAGGGGGGCTATCCAGTTGGCCCTTGGGTCACGTGGCTGCTCAAGGACGGCCTCTACCTCGGGCACTACTTCGACATCGAAGAGAACGCCTGGGCAGACTTTCACGATCGGAGAAGGTTTGAGCAGACGACGACGGAAGCAGACCTCTAGTGCACCGCCACCTGGCCTGAGAGAGACGTCGGCCATTGCCGCATTTCCGCTCTTGGTCGTAGGAGCGTGTGTAGCAGGCCTGGTGCTCGGTCGTCTGATGATGCTCTTCATCTAGCAAAGGTGACCTATGCCCTACACCTATCGGCTGTACCTCTCGGTCGTTGACCCTGAGGACAACGGCAAGCGGACTCTCGCCGATCCAAACGACCCTGACCCCTACAAGGATGGCTCAGGACCACTGACCTACACCTTGCCCATCGAGGCTCGCGAGAGGCTGTCTGAGCCCTGCGTGTGGCCAGGGTGCGGCAAGAGCCACGACATCTTGTACACGATCCAGCGGCGCGCCTCTGGAACCTTAGGCCACTTCCCCGTCTTCAAGATCAACAGGAGTAAGGTCGTTGTTGATGTCAGCCTGCCGACGGGGGTGATCACACTTCCCAAGGATGCAGTGCGCGTGACTCCTGAGAGAGCAGCTCGCCTCTGGCACGACACGAGCGGGCTCCACGAGTTTGGAGCCTCTGACCCCTCTCCCGTTCACGAGTGGTGATGAGCAGCGGCCTGACCCGCTGACTCTTGCCTAGGTGGAGACAATGGGTTCGCCCGTTTCCGGCCACCTAGCCTAAACTCGCTAGAGGAGTCTAACTATGTGATTCAAGAAAGAAGACAGGACAATTAGGCCAAACCGCAATGGCCGAAACGCTCACTGACCTTTGAGGGTTCGGTTCTCCGATCAGTGAGCGTCCACCAAGATTGACCACTTGGTGCTGATGAGGCAGGTCGAGCCACCTGGAGAGGCAATGTGAAGGACGACTACGACTATCGTGTTCACTCGTTGAAGCCACTCTGCAACTTCGTTCAGAAGGACAGCTTGGGCCGCCGTAGGTTCTGCTACGAAGACAGCCGACACTCTGGAGATCACAGAGATCGTGCAGGCAGGAAGATCAGTCTGCCAAAGAAGGCTAGCAGTGGCTGAGTTGGAGCCAGGAGCCAAAGTCGCAAAGCTAAGTTCAGAGAACAGAGACTTAGTAGAGCGCCTATGGCTGCGATTAGAAGTGGAACCCACCACCCAATGTTGGATCTGGGCTAGGCACAAGGCTGGAGGCTATGGAAGAATACGCTTCCAGGGCCGCATGGAGTCAGTCCATCGAGTCGTCTGGTGGCTGCTGCGAGGGCCTCTGCCTGAAGACCTTGAACCAGATCATCTGTGTCGAAACAAGGCCTGCGCCAACCCAGATCACCTCGACTTTGTGACTCATCGAACCAACGTACAGCGAGGTGAGGCAGGTAAGTTCAAGAGTGGTCGAACCCACTGCAAGTGGGGACACCCATTCGACAAAGAGAACACTCGCATTAGAGCTAACGGCGGCCGCGCATGCAAAGAGTGCATGCGTAAGCGGGCCAGAGATGCAGCCACTAGGGCTAGGCGTCTTGCAGGTGTACCTGAACGTAGAAAGGCAGGTGCATGATGGCAGAGCTAAAGCCTGGGGCAGTTGTGGCTCGGGAATTGGGCATCTACTTGGGCCAGCTGTATGGCTGGGTCAAGAAGGGCACTGTCAAGAACCACAAGGAAGATGGTTATCCAAACGGCAAGGGCTTGATCGTCGATCCCGACGAGGCCAGAGCCGCATGGATGGCATCCAAGAAGAAAGGACCACGGACTCCCCGTGAACCCAGAGCCAAGGGCACAGGACGGGGTAGCCGCGAGCCGAAGGCTGAGGCACCCCGCACCAAGAGGCTCAAGGCCGGCACCATCGTATCCTACGAGCGCGGCCAGTCAGGTACCTCGTACGAGGCCCATCGACCACAGTTCACCATCGCCCAGGTTCTTGGGTCGACAGGCAAGTTGACCTTCCTTGATGACGGCAACCACCGCATTCACTACAGCGGTGCGCTGATCGACGATAAGGTCTTTACTACAGAGCGGCTGTCCTACTGGATGGCTCGCGGTGTAGTGAGGATCGAGCGCCCGCATCACGTCCTTGGCATGGTCCTGCTGTCCTTCGTCATGGAGGGCAAGGAGGATCTTGCACAGTCTCTCGAGGACTGGATGGAGGCTAACGAGCTTCCTGTCCAGGTCCCTGAGATCATGGACCTGCCTGACGACGAGGGCGATGACGAGTCTGCCGTGGCAGTAGCAAGCGAAGATGAGGACTAACCATGTGGCAGCACACCTTCGACAACCGCAAGCGCCACTGCTGGGAGCTCAAGGACGGTACCCGCTGTCTTGAAGGATCCAGCCTGCTTGAGAGCCCTCCCTGCACCACCGACCATTCGGCCGACCCCAAGGTCGTTGGTAAGGTTGAGTGGATGCGCTTTATCCACGAGGTCGGCCAGATTATGCCTGAGGAGACCAACCCTTTCCTCTCAGGCATCTCGATCAGTCAGCACCAAGAGGTCTACTCTGATCCACAGGGGCAGGCCAGAGTGATCGTCTACTTCTTGGGCGATCTTGACTGGCGGGAGTCCTCATGGAGGGTGGTCATCGAAGCGGTCGATCGCACCCTCAAGCCTATGTTCGATCAGGCTCTCAAGGCAGTTGAGGAGTCGTACAAGTGAGCGTTGACCCTGAAGTGAGAGATGCCCTCCATCTGGCAGCCATAGTTGCTCTCCACAAGCAACTGCGGGCAGTGCCCGAAGTGAGGCTTACGACCAAGGACTTCGACTGGCACGAAGCCCACCAAGACGACGCCATTGCTCTGGACTACGAGGCCTCGACGGGCACAGTTATCCTACGGCACAAGCAACCAAAGAGCGACGCATGATCCTGAACCCAACACCTCGTGCAGTCGTTGCTGCTCACACGCTCGACTACTTGTCGTTTGCAGTCGCAGTGACGATTGCTCCTGTCCTTCTGCCCTATGAGGCAGGCTTTATAGGAGCAGTAACTGGCCAACTTGGCCTTCTTGGAGCGCTAGCATGGAAGATGGCCGGACTGTCTGTCATTCTTGCACTCGCCACCTACGTGCACCCTCGTGCCCGTCACCTGCTCTTGGCAACCGCACTCTTGGTAGGAGTTATTGGCTTGGCTGCCAACACCTATGCACTTACTCAGGTGATGTAATGCAAGAAAAGTGGCCTATGAAGAGAGACCTCCTGCTGATCGTCTTCTCAGCTGTCACAATCGTCCTCATCTTTCTCTTTGGCCTCTGGCCAGAGTAAAGACATGAGTAGTGTTCTACCGCAAAAAAGAGAGGGGCATGCTATGCCCGATTTTAGACCTAGCGACATTAGCCCTGTAACTGTCACTGAAGTCTCTCTCTTGCTAGGAGTACATCCCAACACGGTGAAGCGCTTGTCGCCCGACGAGCTACCCTTCTTCCGCGTTGGCAGTAGGGGAGACCGCCGCTACTGGCTAGAGAATGTCCAACGATACATTGCGCTCAGGACCGTTGGTGGTCAGGACCGTGATCGGACGCACTGCACCTCATGTGGTGTAGCTCGCAAGTGGTATGAGCTTGAGCCCAGCTCAGGTCGGTGCAACACCTGCTGCCCCTAAGGGACTAAGCACAAAAACCCTGCGTAATCCGCCAACTCTTGCCTATCTATATAGCACTAAGGTACGCTTCCGGGTCTGCGGCCCCGTGCCCCCGGCCGCCAGACCCTCCTCGCTTCGGCCTGACACAGCCAAACGAGTAGTCAGCCTCAACCCATCTAGTTGAGAGGACACAGCGTGACAGATGCAGCAGTTTCGGCGAGCACGAAACAAGCTAAGCACATAGCAGAGCGCAATCCGTGGGACCAGCAGCCTGGTGAGAATGATCTTTGGTATGCACGCTTTCTACGGTTTGTTGCATTGGGCCCCAGCCGCTCAGTGAGTCTCGTAGCAACCGGGAGGCGGAACGCGTACCCCGTTCCAGCCCACTGGCCCATTCAGTCGAAGCAGAACTCGTGGAGAGAGCGGGCATCTGCCTTTGACGACGCAGTTGTCCTAGCCCTGAGGTCTCGCAACACGGTCGAAGATCGGGTTGATCTGCTTGAGACCTTCACCAACCGACTCATGGCCCTTGCCTCCACTGCACCCAATGGCGAGGCCGAGCTACTCCAGGCGGCACTTCTAGCAGGAGGTTATCAGCTGCCGCGAGACGAGGACGAAGAGGACTACGGCGAGGCTCAGATCGTCAACGTCAAGCCAACTCGCTAGTCCTATGTCGACGACCTTGTCGTCGGCCTCGCTTGAAGATCTAGGACGTAGCGGCCTTAGCACAGGGACAATAGAGTCGGCAGCCATCAAAGATGAGGCGTCTGACCCTAGTATAGGTTCCCTGCTTCGTGACAAGTATCACGTACGCGGCTTTGTCCTTCCTTACTTCGGGCTGGACCGACATCCACTTAACTTCTACCGCGTCAAGGTGCTGGAGTCTCTCAACGGCAGCAAGCCACCTAAGTACTTGCAGCCCAAGGCGAGCGGCAATCACCTCTATGTCCCGCTGCTGCTTCACGACCTTGAGCCTCGCTGGGCCTCTGACCCTACTGTCCCCTTGTTCCTTACCGAGGGGGAGAAAAAGGCCCTCGCTGGTGTACAGGCCGGCTTGCCTACTGTTGCAGTAGGAGGGGTCTTCTCCTGGCGGACTCACATTCACTCGATCAAGCGAGGGATGATCCGTGTCGAAGACAAGCCGTCGGCTCGCGTGGTCCACCTCGATGATCGCGGCGAGAAGACGTACAGAACATCGGTGGCTCCAGAGTTCGACGCCATCGCATGGGAGGGGCGAGAGGTCGTCCTCATCTTCGACTCGGACGCTGAGCTCAACGATGAAGTCCAGAGAGCTGCATTCGAGTTGGCGAACTGGTTGGATGACCACGGAGCTCGGACTATCCAGATCTCTCTGGCTAACCGCATACCGAATAGTACATCCAAGCTTGGACTCGACGACCTCCTCACTCTTGATCCTTCATACGGTAAGAATCTGCTCGATCCCGAGTGGAGAGCTCGTGAAGGCTTTCGCCCACTACCATCAGATCCGCACGCCTGGGTCAGAGATCAGCTGAACGCTGGTCGCACTACTCGTGCAACTCAGGAGCGAGTCTCTAGCCTTGCCATCTCGTGGTTGGACGCCAACGGCACTCGCTTCATGGGCGTCGATGGTACCTACTACTACTTCGACAATGCAACTAGAATCCTCCACGACTTTCGACCGGGCAGCAACCTGGCCTCTCTACGAGAGACCTCCTTCGGCCATCTGCTTGTCGAGCAACTTGGGCTAGACCCAGTGGACTCTGCGACCCTTGGCCGCCTAGTCGGTCTCTTTCCTCTTGGCACCTCGACCATCAGTCCGTACCGCGTGCTTGCGCAGACTCCGACTCAGCCTGATGTTATCTACTATCAGGTGTCGGACGCTGACGTCATGCGGATCAGCGCTGAAGGCTTGGAGCTGATCTCCAACGGCGACGACGATGTTCTGTTCCACCGTGGGATCGTTGAGCCCATCGATCTCGATGAACTGGTGGATGCCTGCGATAGGTGGAAGCAACCAGCGCGACCCCTATGGCACAGGGCCCTCTCCACGCTTAACGTTGCACCGATGGGTGAGCTGACCCCGGCTGAGAGCCTTCAGCTCCTAACCTGTCTTTGCTACATGAGTCCGTGGCTCAATCGATGGCGTGGACTTATGCTCCCCCTAGAGATTGCAGTGGGAGAAGCCAACAGCGGCAAGACCTTCATGTATAACCTGCGGAAGGGGGTGCTGACTGGCCAGCCCAGCCTCGCCGGGCTACCCGACGACTTCCGGTCGTGGGTAGCCTCACTCGGGTCTGCACAAGCCATGTGGATCTGCGACAACCTAGGCAATGTGCGGTCGGACTACTGGCATCGACTCAACGACGAACTAGCCAGACTCATCACCGACCCCGCTCCCTCCATTGAGCTCCGTCAACTCTACACAACTGCAACGACCTTCCGCGTGCCAGTGACCTCCACGTTCGCTATCACCACGATCCGTAATCCATTCACTGCACCGGATGTGTTGCAACGGAGTCTGCTGTTTACCCTGTCCGCCATTCCAGTAGGCGAGCGCGACCCTGACTGGTACTCCGAGCGAATGAAGAAGCGGACTGAGTGGGTAGCTGAGCACCTGAATGTGATCCACCTGTTCCTGAAGTTAGCCAAGAATCGTTGGCAGTCCAACTTCAAGTCAGGGTTCAGGTTGGTCCACTTTGAGCAGGCACTACTCCTCGTCGGAGAAGCCCTCGGGTGGGACCTAACCAAGGTAGTAGAAGGCTTGGCTGGCGTAGTGTCAGCTACTGTCGCCACGTACGATCCTGTAGTGGAGGCCTTGTCGACCTTCATTGATGAGTGGAGGATGGCTCGTCGCCGCGTGACTGCACGAGAGCTCGTTGACTGGGCCAAGGATGATCCCGGTGAACGGTTTACTGCTCTTCGTCAGTTTGGTAACGAGATACCTCTACTCAAATATGTGAACTCGCACAAGTACGACATCGAGCAGTCACTTGGCATTACCGTCTCCCGAGAAGATGGAGTCACTTGGTTCCATCTACCCGGTCGTACATCCAACCACGAAGGGAGGTAGTCCACAAACCTACTGTTGCCTTAGCTAAGCCGAGAAGCTATCTTGATAGACGGTCGGGATGACCCCGGCCCATCCCCGCATCGCTCCATGAGGAGGATCCGTCCCGTGCCTACCGCTACCGAGCGGATTGCTGCCAAGCTGGCTGCCCGAAAGGCGGCCCAGGAAACTCCCAAGCCCGTCGAGGACGAGGAGTCCGAGGTCGAGGACACCGACGAAGACGACGCTCAAGTCGGCGAGGACGCCCTGCTCCCCGGTGAAGTCCTCGACGACGACGACGAAGAGCTTGAGGACTCCGAAGAGGCCGACGAAGAGATCGAAGCACCCAAGTCCATCGCTGAGCGGGCTAAGGCTGCACGCGAAGCGCGCGCCGCCAAGAATGCTCCGGGTGCCAAGGCTACTCCCAAGGCCCCGACCAAGGCTGCATCAGCCAAGAAGCAGCCCTCACCGGCTCAGTTGGCTGCTCGTGCAGCCTTTGCCGAGCGCTCCAAGGCAGCAGCTGCTGCCAAGAAAGAGGCTACAGCCCCGCATCCGGCGCAGACCGAAGCCGAGATCAAGGCTAAGCAGACTGCGGCCCGCAAGGCTGAGAAGGTGGCGCTGGAAACCAAGGCTGCCGCCAAGCCCAAGACTGTCGGCACCAGCAAGGCAGTCACAGTAAAGGCAGCTGCCAAGCCTGCTGCTGCCGTCAAGACTGCTACCAAGAAGGCTACACCACCTGCACCTGTTGAGAAGGCTGCACCTAAGAAGGCCAGCGCTCGCAGCGATACTAAGACCAAGATCCTGACGCTGTGGGAGAAGGGCAAGACACGAAGCGAGATCGGCGCTGCCCTCAACCTCTCGTATGCAGCTGTGTTTTACCACACCAAAGCCCTTCCTGGGGCCAACAAGAGCGTTCCTGGACGCGTCTTCGTCAGCACTGAGTTGAACGAGGAAGGCAATAAGCTGGGCAAGGGCAAGACCGAGCAGGTCAGTAGGTCCGAAGCCATGCGTCGCCTTTACATGAGCGGCATGTCCGTTGGAGACATCGCTCGGCACTTTGAGGTTCGCTACCAGTTGGCCTACACGGCTTGTCGTCCGCTCTTTGCTACTGACGACGAGGAGTAGGCCCTAGTCTCGCATTCACCGGAGGGATGGAAGGATGCCTGAGCTGCCTCCTGGGGGAGGTGGCTCGTGGTCGTCCTTCCTGAGGACAGCCCGGCCAAGTCTCGATGTAGGCTTGGTCGGGCACGTCCTTACTCTAGACCCTGGAGAGACGACTGGCTGGGCCCTGTTCGACGATGGCCGGCTTGCTGAGTGCGGCCAATGGAGGACCCTGAGTCCGGCTGTCTTGGCTGATCGGATAGCGGAGGTCATTGGCGAAGTGCCTAACCTCTCCCTCATTGTATATGAGGAGTACCGCGTCCGAGGCAATAAGTTCAAAGAGCACGTCGGCTCCGAGGTTGTTACAATTCAACACATCGGGGCCATCAAGGTCGTGGCTGATGAGCTAAACATTCCCCTAGCAAAGCAGACGGCTGGCATGGCCAAAGGCTTTGCTACCGACGCTAAGCTTCGCCGTTGGGGCCTGTACCAGACTAATCAGCGCCACGCCAATGATGCCATAAGGCACGGGTGCTACTGGCTGCTGTTTGCAGCCGGAAGGACTAGACCTCATGAGGAACAGGAACAAGGAGACTGACGAGCAGCTTTACGAGCGGTTCGGCAACTACCTTGAGCGGCGAGACGTCGAGATCAGACTAGCTCGGCTGGCAGAGGAACACCGTCAGGCCTTAGCCAACCCTTATGCCCACTTCACCCACCTCCTACCTAGAGCCACCTGGAGAACCAATGTTGCCACTGAACGTCAACAGGAGAGTGATGGAGCTCTCCAAGAAGGAAACGACTAAAGCAGGCATCGCTCGGTCCTTGCTAGTAGAAGGTTACTCTGTCTCCGAGATTAGCAAGGCCGTCCCAATGGCCTACAGCCAAGTCCACTCTATCCAAAAGCAGAGGCTAGAGAATGCAAACCCAGGGCGAGAACGGGGACGAGGAGCAGGACTCTCTGTTTCCAGAGGATCAGCCACACAAGCTACCTTTACACGAGCAAGTGGAAGCACTGCGAAGGCCCCACGGGCATCACAACCGTCCTCGTTTCAAGCCGCCCAAAAAGCCCAAGGCTTCAAAGTCGGGAAGCTAAGGACACCTGGCGCACCCTCCGACATTGAGGTTGGAGAGTGCGCTAACTGCGGCTTTGACCTCGTAGTGCGCCGGGCACCCATTGCTGGGCAGACAAAGCTCATCCTCGTCCACGTTAACATCTTGCCTGATGAGTACATCCATACAGTCCAGTTCTGCCAAGCTGTTCCAAAGAAGCTACTGGCATGACTGTACCGACAGACGTCGTGCCTCTGGTCTATGCCATCGAGAAGATCGTCGAGGGGCCGGGCACGAAAGCAGACCGCGCACGAGCCCTCTTTGCTTTAGGCTGCGACCGTACAGACGCTGTCGAACTTCTCGATATGAGCTACAGTCAGGCCCACTCAATCTGGAAGGCTACGCAGAATGGATCAGGAGCTCATAGACCTAGTAACAGTAGCCATCCTCGACCAGAAGGATCCACCTCCTCCGCTGTCGTGGGACGAGGCCGAGGTGATAGCCCAAAGGGTCCTGGCAACCCTCGTTTTGTTCGGGCACCTCTCAGGCTCAGCCCGACTCAGACGAGAGTCCTCTTCCAGGATGGACACCGAGTCATTAGAGTTGATCACGACAGAGGGCCTTGTTGTCGTATCTGTAAAGAGCCTTTGACCTTTAGCCTTGCCCACCTTGGCTTCGTCCACACTCACTCGACAGCGGAGCCTACTGGAATGGAGGAAAGCTATGACTGACGACAAGACACCTCAGCCGGACTCGGACTCAGGCTTCTGGTTGGACGACGTGGAGCCACTACGGATTGATGGCGACGTCATCTTGTTCTGGCTTGCTTGCATCGTGCTCGGTATGCTTGTGTCCTACGTTCTTGTGACGCACACCCCCTACTGGTGTGGGTGACGGCGCTGCTATGGGCCCACTTGAGTTTCCGTACCCACTAGGCGCTATCCCATCTACTCCAGACCCACGTGACTATCCTGTTGCAATGAGGTTGGCTAAGGCCGCGCCACCTTTGCCCTCTGCATTCAGGCTGACAAAGATGCCAAAGGTGCTTGAGCAGCTTCGTGGCTCGTGTATGCCTGCTACGCTCTCAGCCTTTGCTATGAAGTCTGAGATTGATGAGTCAGGCGCTACGCTAGTACCGCTCTTTGAGGAGTGGTACGATGAGCTAGCATTAGCGCAGTTTGGTGCTCAGAACGATATTGGGACCATGTCTCGAGAAAGCATCCACTCGATGCTGACTCAAGGACCACCTCTGCCCGGCGGCGTTGGGCAACGTAGCCACTCTCGCGTCGATGCCTACTACTCTATTCCTGACCTTATGTCAGCCCGTCGTGTTATCTACGAGCTCCGCCGGCCCGTCGTCCTCGTGTCGAACATCGCCGCCAGCTGGGGTGCAACAACTGCCGTCGGCCAGCTGTGGCCCATCGGCAGCGCGTGGGTCGGGCCGCACGGCTGGCTCATGTGGGGCTGGGACGATCGACCGACTTTGGGCAACCTCATTCGCAGCTCGTGGGGCACACTCTTCGGCAAGAATGGCTCATGTTATATGACCAACGACCAATGGGACCGATCCTTTCTCGAAGCGTGGCACCTGAAGTCCGCGCCATGACCACCGATCCCCGAACCGCCGCGCTGGCCGAGGCGCTGCACGCCAAGCGGATCGGCTGCATGTTGCCCGCCGAACTCTGCCCGCCGGAATGGGCCGAGGAACATCGCAACAACGCCGCCGCCATCCTCGCCGCCCTCGACGGCTGGGGAACGCTCGTCTCAAACGAATACCTGATCGGCCTCAACCGTCAGATCACCGAGGCCATGGGCGACGCCTTGCAGTCCATGAACGATGTTGACGAGATCGCCCGCCTCCGCAAGATCGAGGAGGCGGCACGGGCGCTGATCACCGCGAAGGATGCCCGTGAGGAGTTGGACTCCTACGAAGCCCTCCGCGCCGCGCTGGAGGCCGAGGGATGAGCGAGCCGATCACCCGTTGGCTCCTGCTCTGGCAGTTGTACGGACTGCCCCGCTGCTCGCAGGCGTCATACCCCGAAAGCGCTCCCCACTGCAACCGGCTGATCTGGCCGTGGCAGGAGCGCATCGTTCGCAACGGCCATCCCGTCCACGTTGCCTGTCAAGCCGCGATGGAGGTCGAGCGATGACCACGATCAGGGAGCGGGACGCCGCCCCGCATGACGACCTCAAGTGGACTGTGGAGATGCAGGACCGCCGCGCCCTGCTCGCGGCGCTGGACCGGCTGGTGGAGGCAGCCTCTGTCCCTTCTGGTATGCAGGCCGGGGACTGGTCAAGGCTCCGTGCTGCCCTCGCCCACGCCAAAGAGATTAGCGATGGGATAAGTCCTGGTGAGTAGTACGTTGAACTCACCTGCGTTAGAGATTCGGCCGTATCAGGCCGACGGCCTCGAGTTCTTGACCTCACATCGTCGCGCCCTTCTGGCCGACCGCCCAGGTCTAGGTAAGACCATGCAAGCGTTGCTGGCCATGCGTGACCTCGTACCAGAAGGGCGCATCCTCGTTGTTGCAACTGGTGACGCCATCGGGGTCTGGCAGGACGAAGTAGAGCTCTGGCTCGACGAGGAGACCTCGGTATACGCAGGTCCTGGTGCCAAGCTTGAAGCTCTCACTGCAGGCGGTTTTGTACTAACTAACTACAGCCGCCTCGCCGCTGTCTTTGAGCACGAGTGGGATGGTATCATCTTCGATGAAAGTCAGATGCTCCGCAACCGTAAGACAAGGACTCTCTTCATAACAGTAAGATCAGCCTTCAATCAGAGTCATCGTGGTTTTGATCGTATCCCTGTATTCTTTCTCTCAGGCACACCCATCGTAAAGGCTGCTGGTGACCTCTGGCCGATCCTCCATCTGATTGACAAACACCGTTGGTCCTCGTATTGGAAGTTCGTCCAGAAGTACGCCATCACTTGGGAAGATCAGTTCGGTTGGCACGTCGAAGGGGTAACTAACGCAAAGGGCCTTTGGAATGAGGAGTTGGCTGGAGTCTGCCTACGGAGGCTGGAGGGAGAGGTCCCTCTGCCAGACAAGGTTCGCCAGCGCGTACCGCTAACGATGACTCCTCGTCAGGCCAAGTTGTACCGCCAACTAGAAGTCGACATGATCGCAGAGATCGACAACCCCGGCGGCCTGCTCCTGACGCCTTCGGTTCTGGCCCGAGAAACGAGACTGCGCCAGGCCCTAGCATGCCCCCGCATTCTTGGAGTGGACGACGACGGTGCTGCCATAGCCGCCTTGGTTGCCATCGCTGAGCGAAACCCCGATCCGTTCGTGGTCTTTAGCCCTTTTGCAGAGGCTTTGCCCTACCTCGAGAAGGCCCTCTTTGCTGCCACTAAGCGTCCTGTGTACGTCATCCGTGGCGGAATGGGCGACCGGTTCGGTAAGTCGGTACAGTTCTTCAAGCAATCAACTGCTGCTGGCGAGGGGCCCATTCTCCTTTCGACCGTACAGATGGGCAAATCTTGGAGCGTTGCTGAGCAAACGCACGACGTATATATGTTGTGCTTCGATTGGAATGCAACGACTATGTTGCAGGCAGAGTCAAGACTTCATCGAGAGGGACAGAAGGATACTGTCTTTGCACGTTACTTCACGCATGAGGCTACACACGATCAAGCTGCACTGGATGTTCTAGCAAGCAAAAAGCGTCTGAGCGATGTCATACTGGACAGATATAGATGACAATCTTGAAGCCTGATCCCGGCCCCGGAGAGACTTGAAGAGGCAGCGGCGTATCTTCGCCAAACCCGGCGCATTTAGACTGTTGCCTTCTCATTTTGTTGGGACTAATGTCTCTTTTGTCAACCGTCCACCCATTGGGCGGCACCGTCCAACCGCCCTTTGGGGCACCCACAAGGAGGCCATCAGAATGGCTCGCACTCCCGCCCAGGCCAAGGCCCTTGAGACCAAGGCCCTTGCCGAAGAGAACAAGTCCGCTGGTATGCGGACGCTTCTCGAGGCTGGCTACACCGTCCAGGAGGTCCGCGACATCTTCGGCGTGCCTTACGGCTTCGTCTATGGCGTTGCCAAGCGCGCTGGCCTCGTCGTGGCCACTCCGCGTGCGCCCAAGGCTGAGAAGCCGAAGGCAGCCCCCAAGGCCAAGCCTGCAGCTAAGCCGGCTGCTAAGGCTCCCGCAGCCAAGCCGGCTGCCAAGGCCCCGGCCAAGACCACCCGTCGCCGGGTGGCCACCAAGGCCTAGTTCTTTTGTGGGTCAAGCGGCAACGTGAAACGTGAAGGTAGTAACCAGTCTGCCAAATCGAAGGACGTGATAGCCGCGCCAGAGGAGTCTGCAGCCCCGTGCCTCATCCGGGGCTGCAGGCTCTTTTCTTTGATCTTGTAATCTTGACGGAGCATCCGTGAGGGCCTAAGATAGGCGAGGCCCTCGAGCCACCTGGAGCAACCTTCGGATCTGGAGACACTTGTGACTACACCCATCGCTTTGACCTCAGTCTTTGTTACCACTGAGTTCATTCAGTTCCACCGTTGGCCTGGCGCTCCATCGAGTAGGGCCTACTTGTCTCACCTTCACCGCCACCTATTCAAGGTGCGTCTTGAAGTGCAGGTTATGCACGACGAGCGAGAGATTGAATACCACACTCTCCTGGACCAGCTGAACAGGTTTGTGGCTGAAGACCTGGTTCGTGCCTGGAACACCAACTGGTCCTGCGAGGTCATTGCCTTGAGGATCGTGAGTTGGCTTGCCGACAGGTATCCTGACCGTGCCCTGTATAGCTGCACCATCAGTGAAGACGGTGAGAACGGATCCACAGTAGAGCTTCGTGCATGATCAACGACTAGCCCTCCGGTGAGCAGCCTCGGGGTGTGACTGTAAGTGTCCGCAGTCATCTCGGCCACCTCTTCCAGGCTGCTCCCCGGAGTGCTGGTCACTCCTGGCTCGGTGGGTGTGATGGTCTCCAGGCCGGCTCCGCCCACCGAGCCCAACCTTCATAGAAAGGCCACGACTATGCCATACGGCCTCTTCGCCCACCCCACTGCCTTCATCCATCCAACTGCTGATGTCGAAGATGACGTTACTGTGGGAGCAGGCACCAAGGTTTGGCACGGGGCGTCGCTGCGTAAAGGCTGTCGTATAGGAGCAAGCTGCATCATTGGCCGCGGGGCCTTCATCGACGTTAGCGTAGTAATTGGGGACAGTTGTAAGATCCAAAACAACGCTCTAATCTACGCACCTGCGATCGTTGAAGATAACGTCTTCATTGGCCCTGGTGCAATCTTGACAAACGAGCGTCGGCCGAGAGCAGTACGAAGCGACGGAGGTCTGCGCCGTGAAGGCATCGACTGGTTCCCTGAGGGCATCATTCTTCGCAGAGGCTGTTCCATTGGAGCTGGTGCCATCATTCGCGCTGGCGTAACGATTGGCATAGGTGCAGTCGTTGGAGCAGGTGCAGTCGTCATCCAAGACGTATTCGACCTCGAGATCGTGGCGGGAGTGCCTGCAGACCACAAAGGATGGGCATCATGGTAAGACAAGTCCCGATCGCAAGGCCTGTACTCGAAGAGGACGAGCGGGCAAGAGTCTCCGAGGTGCTCTACTCAGGTATGCTGAGTAAAGGACCCAAGGGAGAGGCCCTGGAGACAGGTTGGGCAGAGTACTGCGGGACAAAGCACGCAGTGGCTGTCAACAACGGTACGGCTGCCCTCATTGCCTCCCTCGCGTGCCTCGGTGTAGGCCCAGGCGATGAGGTCGTCACCGTATCCTTCACCTTCAATGCTACTGTAGCTGCAGTCCTGGCCGTAGGGGCTACACCTGTCTTCGTAGATGTAGACCGCCAAACCTTCCTGATGGATCTCAATCGACTCGCCGAGGCCGTGACGGAGAAGACAGCAGTCGTCCTACCAGTACATCTCTTTGGCCTCATGGTAGACCCAATCGGCCTCTACCGAGCGTGTGGAGTCCAAGGCTTCTTTCCTGCAATCTTGGAGGACGCAAGCCAGGCCCACGGTGCAGACGTCAGCGGCGTGCGAGCTGGTGCCATTGGTGATGCCGCAGCCTTCAGCCTCTACGCCACAAAGAACATGACAGCCGGCGAAGGCGGTCTGATTACTACGAGCAGCCCAGACCTCCACTATCGCCTTCAGGCCTATCGCAGCCACGGCGCTCGTCAGGCCTACCTACATGAAAGCCTTGGGTACAACTACCGACTACCCGAGGTCAGTGCTGCTATTGCGCTCGGACAGATGCTGCGCCTGGGTGCAATGAACGACGAGCGTCGCCGGCATGCAACTACCTACGACGTAGAGTTGGCTAACCTTGAAGGGGTGACTACTCCCTTTGTGCCTGAAGGTAGACGTCACGTGTACCATCAGTACGTCATTAAGGTCAGGCCAGAGTGCCGCGATGCAATCCGTACTAAGATGGCAGAGCGAGGCGTATCGACGGGCGTACATTACGGACTACCTGTCCATCGCCAGCCTTACTACTTGAGGCTGAGGGAAACACGGAGATGGCCAGGCCTTGCAAACACGGACCTTCTGGCCCCTCAGGTGATTAGCCTGCCCATCTATCCAGGCCTGACTGAAAGTGAGCAGAACCAGGTGATTGATGCACTCAAGGCAGCAGTCGCATGATGCGAGTAGGCTTGGCTGGCCTTGGCTCGATGGGGCGCAACCACCTGCGTGTCCTGCAGACCCTCCCCAATGTGGAGTTGGTAGCAGTCTCTGACCTAAATGGCACGAGGCTCGTCGAGGCGACTGCAGCAATCCCTGACCTTGAGGGCTACACCTCCTTTGAGGACATGCTGGATGATGCTGAGCTTGACGCTGTAGTGATTGTTACACCAACCAGTAACCACTTCGACCATGTCTCAGCAGCCCTCGAGAGGAACATTCCCACCTTCGTGGAGAAGCCCTTGGCAGACGAGGCACCGCTAGCTCAGGACTTGGCAAACACTAGCAGCATCCGTAGCGTACCTTTGATGGTTGGGCACATTGAACGGTTCAACCCAGTAATCCTGCGGCTGCGCGAAGTCCTGCATCTTGCAGGTAAGGTTCAGTTCATCGAGACGAGACGGTCAGGCCTTCGCGAGGCGAGGACTCGTAGTGCCACTGGCGTAGGTATGGAGTTGGCAACTCACGATGTGGACATCATTAGCTGGCTTCTTGGTGAGCGGCCGATACGAGCCTACGCTTCAACTGCTTGTGTGCAGCTGACCTCGGGCCGCGAGGACCTGATCAATGGCACATTGAAGTACCCGTCAGGGGCAGTCGGCTCAGTAAGTGCTGATTGGTTGAGCCCCCGCAAGGTCCGAAAGTTGCGTGTCCTGGGCAGCGAGGGAGCGTTCGACCTCGACTACATCGAGCAGAAGCTCACCTACTACTCGGCCGAGGGCACTCCGCTTGAGCTGGAAACGATCCACCGTGAGCCGTTGGCCACTGAGCTGAAGTCGTTCTTCCTTTGCGTCGAGAAGGGTCACCTGGTGACAGCAGTTACTGGTGATGACGGGGCCTGGGCCGTCCGTATCGTTGATGCACTCATTGACTCAGGTCAGATGGGTGAGCCCGTAGGGTTTGATCATGACTGACCCAGCAATCATCGAGATTCACACTTCTGACCGCCAGACTTACAAGCGTTGCCGCCGTAAGTTCGGGTGGGGCTCTACCCTCCGAGACAATCTCGTACGCACTGGACCTGAGCATAAGGCCTTCTTTGTCGGCACAGGCTTCCACTTCGCTCTTGAGGACTGGTGGGGCTATCGACGGTTTGAGCATCCAGCCCTAGCCTTCGCTGCTTACTACGATGCGCACAAGGCTGAGGACTTGCCGGACGAGGCTGAGGAAAGTCTTGAGCTTACTACTGGCATGTTAACCTACTACGTTGAGGACTGGCTGGAGGAACACCCCGAAGAGTTTGAGACTCTTGTGGTCGATGGGCTGCCGCAAGTCGAGGTGGAAGTTGCTATCGACATCACCAATCTGCTTTGGGACTCAGTGGGTCACGTAGACCAAGCTTGGCTTCAGCATGCGCTTAACGGCCGCTCGGTCCACTACGTTACAACCTTCGACCGGGTGGTGATTGACGTCCACGATCGGATTATGGGCCTTGACTACAAAACAGCTGCTCAGTTCGACGAGCTAAACCTTCAGACGAACCCACAGGCTGGTGCCTACGATTGGGCAATGGACCTCTTCTACACCCCAGTGGGCTACAAGCCCGAAGGTATCATCTGGCAGCAGCACAAGAAGACTGTGCCGACTCCACCCGAGAGGCTGAAGAGCGGTCACCTGTCGCAAGACATGCGCCAGTCTACTACCTACCGCCTCTACAAGAAGGCTGTCCTTGAGCGGTACGGTACGATCCCTGAGCGTTACAACTCAATCCTCGCTACCCTTGGCGAGCAGCAGGACTACTGGGGCGATCGCTACATTCGTCGTGACCTGCTTCGCCGCAATCAAACTCAGAGGGAGGTGGAACAAGGCAAGATCATCGCAGAGGTCTTGGAGATGCTCAATCCAGACCTACCACTGTACCCCAACCCCACTAAGGACTGCAGTTGGGACTGCCCTTTCAAGGCCCCATGCCTTGCCAAGGACGATGGGTCTGATTATGAGTATATCCTCCACTCGGAGTACGACCATTGGGCTGGTTATAAAGACGACTGGCGATCGAGGGTCAAGTATCCTGAAGTCAGTAGTGAGCCCACCTACCTCCCCCTTCTCGCCATTGTTTCCTAAGGAGACTTCTCGTGGCTACTACAAAGCCAGCAGCCAAGCCGGTTGGCGAGCTGCTGACAGTGAGTTTTACTATGGACAAGGAGACACCAGGCACTTGGCGTTTCAAGGAGGACGAGCCCCCTGACGGCTCCCGCCCTGCCATTGGTACCCTCTACATCACGAAGAAGGCCCTGACGAAGATGGGCAATACTAAGACTATTCTCGTGACGGTGGAGGCCACTGGCTAATGGCCACCCTCCAGAGGCGACCTCTGGCGCAACGAAGGACAGCAGCACCGGTTCAGGTAGCAACCCGGCAGATCGCTGAGGCAGCAGAGGCTGCAACGCAGGTTGCCACCCCTGAACGCAAGGCTGTGCAGCCCTTCCAGATGGTGCCAGTGCAGCCCGTCGGTAAGCGCAAGATCAACATGATGGTCTACGGCCCCTACGGGCACGGCAAGACTACCTTCGCTGCGACTGCGCTCGATGTCCCCTCGATGTGCGATGTCCTCTTCGTCAATGCGGAAGCCGGCGACATGAGTCTAACCGGCAGGCGAGGGCTCGACATTGTCAACATCAACAAGTACGATCAGCTGGCTCGTATCTTTGAGTTCCTCACTCTCCATTGCATGTGGAGAGATCAGGGCAACATCGAGAAGCTCCTTGAGCAGGAGCGAGCCCTCAAGTCTACTGTCATGGATCTCGACGACCAGACTCCTCCAACTACGCTCGGCCGGACTTGGTTTGAAGAGCAGAGACTTCGGCTGGGTAAGCCGATGGACGAGCCGTTCATGTATCGGACGGTTATCATCGACAGCATCTCTGAGGCCCACAAGTACCTCGTCTACAAGTTCACGGGTGTGGACATTGGCAAGACGAAGCTGTCCGAAGAGATCGAGAAGATGGAGGAATGGCAGCCGGCACAAGAGTTGTTCCGTCTGCTCATCAGGTCCTTCCGCGACTTGCGGATGAACACCATCTTCGTTGCAGCAGAAAACATTGTCGAGCCTGACCGCAAGAAGGGCCGACTTCGTTCACAGGCGTTGCCCAAGCTTGCTGGCCAGATGGCCGGGGACATTGCTGGGTTCATCGACATCGTGGGCTATCTCGTCCGCGAGATTGGGAAGGACGGTGACATCAGCCGATACCTCTACCTCGGTGCAGGCTACGAGGACTGGATCAGCAAGCATCGGTTTGAGAACCTGCCAGACCTCGAGTACGTACAAAACCCCACACTCGCTTCGCTCATTGACCTCGCTCGAAAGGATGCAGACAGTCATGGCACCAGTTTCGCGAACAGCACCTCGGTCGGCAGCACCAGCGCGTCGAGCCGCACCCGCACCCACGCAGCAGCGGCGGACGGCCGCCAGTCAGCCCGCCGCGCGTCGGCCCGCAGAGGTTGAGGACACCACTCCGTTCGACGCGACCGACGACAGCAACGGCCAGTCCGAAGAGATTGACGACGAGGAGCTCCCTCAGATCGTTGATCTCTCCGCTGTCGAGGCCTCTACCTACGAGGTTATTCCTCGTGGCATCTACGACGGCTACGTCGACTCCATCGAGTATGGGCTGAGCCAGTCCAAGGGCCTCCCGATGCTCACGTGGATCCTCAAGTTCGACTACGATGGTAAGGAGCGGACCCTTCGCTACTACACTACTCTTGCAGGCGATGGTGCCGGTCGGACTAAGGCTACCTTGGCTCGTCTGGACTCTGATCTCGACCTCTCCCAGCTTGTGCCTGACGAGATGGACGAGCACTTCAGCGGCCTGGAGGTTCGCATCCGTGTGACCATCCGGCCCGACCGCGATGACCGCAAGATCAAGCGGAACAACGTCTCGGATATCATGCCCATCGACGAAGAGTTTGCCGAGTAGTCCGTCCAAGGGGCGCTACGGGAAGCAAACTTCGTACTGGCTGGTATTAGTTGGTCAGCCCGCCCCACAACCTTAGGAGGATACTGTGAATCTCGTACGACTTGGCCATTACCACACGCCTAGTGGCGGCACCGACAACGAGGGCGTGGCCCACGGCGGTTGTCGCACAGCCTTGATTGTTCACGTCGAGTCTGATGAGGGAGCTACGCTCGTCAACCTTGCTATCTGGAACAGCAACGGCGGGCAGGAGACTCGCTCCGGCGTCCCCGTGGCCCCTGTCAGCGACGCCTCGGCCACCTTCCACCTTTCGGGCGAGTGCCCTTGGGATCGGTGAGTCGTGACCAGAATGAGGATTGGCAAGACCTTCACCTTTGACGCGGCCCACCGTCTTCAGAGCCACGACGGTAAGTGCAAGAACCTACACGGTCACACCTATCAGGTAGAGGTCATTGTAGGAACCAGGCCCGAGGATGGACTCTTCAAGGAAGGCCCCCAGGAGGGCATGGTCCTCGACTTTGGTGAGCTATCTCGTTGGTGGAAGCCACTGGAGATTACACTTGACCACAGGGTTATCCTGGAGGCGGACGATCCGCTAAACGAGGCCCTGGCTGGCCTAACGCCTATCACCAACTTCAACTGGCCGCCCACTGCTGAGAACCTGGCGCTCTGGATCCAAGACGATCTGGTGAGCTGGCTGAACAAAGACGCAGTCAACTCGCATGACCGCCAGTACTACGCCGAGGTCCGGGTCTACGAGACGACTAAGAGCTGGGCCGAAGCCTCTTAGAGGTAAGTCGTCGTGGATGTACTTCTTGAGACTCTGCGGTCGCTGTTCAGAGTTGCGGCCCTGATTGCTGCACTTGTCATGGCACCAGTAACCCCGCCCACGTCAGCAACTGTACAGACTCCAAGACCAACACCAACACCGTCACCCAAATCTGCTACTACTGATCATCGTACATTTACTACTGGTGTACTTAGAGCACGAGAGTACGCACACTCTCGTATTGGCCACTATCAGTTCTCTTGCCTCGACATCCTCTGGCAGCGAGAGTCAGGTTGGCGAGTCAAAGCTACTAATCGTCAGAGTGGAGCCTATGGTATCCCACAGGCCCTGCCTCCTAGCAAAATGGCCAAGGTAGGCCTCGATTGGCGCACTAACCCATTGACTCAGGTCAAGTGGGGTCTGATGTACATTAGTGGGCGCTACGGGACTGCCTGTACTGCTCTTCGTTATGCTTACGAACAAGGATGGTATTGATGGCGATCATCCCCATACCAGTCTCGGAAATCTTTGGCCCTACCATTCAAGGGGAAGGTCAGCTGGCTGGACGACCAACCTACTTCCTCCGCGTTGGAGGCTGCGACTTCTCCTGTGCATGGTGCGACAGCTCCCACGCAGTCCTCGCCAGCGAGGTTCGCAAACTGCCAAGGATGACGACTGCAGAGATCATCTTAGCCCTCACTTTTCGCAAGGCCCAGAAGCCAGGGCCAGATTGGCTGACGATCACCGGTGGTAATCCTGCACTCTATGACCTGCAGGATGTCGCTGTATCGTGGCAGGACGATCTTGGTGGCAAGGTTGCGGTCGAAACTCAGGGCTCTAAGTGGCACGACTGGCTGTCGGGAGTCGATATGCTGACCGTGTCACCTAAGCCCCCATCCTCTGGCATGGTAATGGCAGCTACTGCAGACAGTCTGCGCATCTTTATGGCCAAGGCTGCAGCCTTCGGCACGCCTACCTGCCTCAAGGTTGTCGTGTTCGACGAGGCCGACTATCTCTTCGCTCGGCGCGTCCACCAACAGTATCCCAAGCCACCTTTCTACCTCTCCTGTGGAACTGCAATGGGCGGTCTGTCAGGTGAGTGGGTACCATCCCAACGACGACCGCAAGGCCGACCGTTCGTTGACACAGAGGGTGATCTTCTTGCACGCTATCGCTGGCTTGCCGAGCGAGCGATGGCTGATCCACAGATGGCAGACGTTGCTGTCTTCCCACAGTTGCACTCTCTAACGTGGGGCATTACTACGCGTGGGGTCTGATGCCGCGGCCCACCTGCAAGTGTGCCTACTGTAGGCATTGTCGTACTTGGCACGGCACTAATGGTTGCCGCGTCACTGGCTGTAAATGCAAAACCTTCCTGTAGGAGTATCCATGCCTGACCAGATGGCCGTCGATCTAACGCAGGCCAATCTTAGCTACCACATGCGTGAGATCATCAGCCTCCTTGGCCTTGATCCCGATAATCAGCACTTCGCTAGGACACCCGAGCGGGTCACCAAAGTCTTGAGGGCTTACGTTCAGGCAATCGACCTCAACGCAGTCTTGTCGGACGGCTTTGAAGACGACGATCCTGGTGAGGGCGAGCGCAATGAGAAGGTACTGGTCGTCCAGACTAACATTCCGTTCATGGGTATGTGTGCCCACCATCTACTTCCATTCTTCGGGTCGGCTGCTGTCGGCTATCTGCCTCGCCAGAGAGTTGTCGGACTCTCCAAACTTACTCGTCTGGTCTACGCGGCTGGTCATCTGGCCCCGACGACTCAAGAGCATATCACGAATATCGTCGCAGACACCCTCTTCAACTCAAAGGCCATCCAACCCAAGGGTGTCGCAGTCCTCACCAGCGCGCTGCATGGGTGCATGGCAGTTCGCGGAGTCGAGGCACCTGCAACACGGACCGTGGTCAGCGCCATCCGCGGTGACTTCTTGGACGTTCCCGCACTAGAGTCTAAGTTCATGGATCTTGCAAAAGGAGGTCTCGACTGATGGCACTTGGCAACCCGCGCTTCCTTGAGTTGCTTGAAGAGGTTCGTGGCGTCCATGTAGCCAAAGCCGCAGGCTACTCAGGCTCAGAAGCTGAAGACACGTGGGTCAACTTCCGCGAAGCGACCGCGTGGGGAGTCACACCCCTCAATGGTTGCCTCGTGCGAATGGGAGACAAGTATCGGCGGGCGCAGAATCTTCGACACAATCCAGACAACGATCAGGTTGGCGAGCCTCTTAGAGACACTCTTATGGATTTGGCCAACTACGCCCTCATTGCAGTCTGCCTTCTTGAGGAGGAGCAGGTCCCTTGACTCACTTCGCCCCGGTTGCCCCGTTGGGTGGTCTCAGACAGCTTGCTAAGACACCGGAGGTCTTGGGTAACTATCAGTTGCTCATTGCACCAGTCGTTCTAAGAGATCCCAAGGGCTTCAAGGCGTTCTTTCAAGAGCATGACGATCAGTTTGTTATCGTCGACAACGGCGTCATTGAGCTTGGGCGCTCGCTCAAGGTCGAGGACCTCTACCACGCTGCTCGTCTCGTTGATGCACAGCTTGTTGTTATGCCCGATACTATCGATGACGGCCCTGCAACCGTCAAGCAGACAGCTGCAGCCCTTGCTGAGTTTCGTACGCTCGATCACGCTACCGATACGATGGGCGTGGTGCAAGGTACAACATTTGAGGAGTGTATGGAATGCGCCCGCAGCCTAGTGGATCTAGGGGTGGACTGGCTGTCTCCACCCCGCGGGCTTACGAAGAATCTCGGCACGAGAGTACCGCTGGTTCAAGCTCTGGCGAGCGAGTTTGGGTTGCCGATGCACGTCCTGGGATTCTCAGACAACGTGCAGGACGACCTAATGGCAGCAGTAGCTCATCGGTCAGTCCGGGGGATCGACGCAGCGACTCCATGCTGGTCTCTCCAGGTACTACCTCCTCAGCCTCCGACCGACAGCAGGTATCTGGGCAGAAGGCCAAGGGCCTTTTGGGACAGTCCTCTGTCTCACTTCGCAAACGTCAACATTCTGACCGTTCGGCTGTGGCTCCAAGAGTTGAACGCTGCCCGGAGTGCCCCTATCGAAAGGGACGAACCTGTGCGCCAGATGGAAGACTCGACGCTCCTGTAGTCATCATCGGCGAGGCCCCCGGTCGAGAAGAGCTAGGTGCTAATCGCCCATTCATCGGTAAGAGCGGCAAGCTGCTCAATGGTGCGCTCGAGAAGGCAGGCATCGACCGAAGTCAGGCGTATGTAACGAACGCCCTGCTATGCCAACCGACCGAGTCTCCGCCTAGTCGAGCCGCCATCGAGGCTTGTCGAGGAAGACTCACTGAAGAGGTTCTCGCGCACCCGCGGGCTGTTATCCTCGCTTTGGGGAACACGGCAGCTCGTGGGTTCCTTGGCGACTACAACTTCAAGATTACCTCAAAGCGCGGTCAGGTTATCGACCTTGACGAAATCGGTTTGTTCATACCGACCTTCCATCCAGCCTCGATCCTGCGCAACCAAGGCGAGTATCCTCGTTGGGCTGAAGACATCAAGTATGCAGGCCAGCTTTTAGCAGGAGGCACGGGAGCCCTCAAAGACCCCGGTAAGCCCACTGCCTGGGTGCTATTGTCTGAGCCTGGCGAGGCAGGGTGGGACAACCGGATCAACGATGGCACTCAGCTCAAAGGTTGGCCTACCCGTAAAGTCGTAAGCGGCATCCCGGCAGCGGTCCGCGCTGTCAACATGCTCCTAGAGATGCCCGTCCTTGCAGCAGATATCGAGACTGGCTACTCCTACTCACCTCGCTCCGGCAAGGTCCTGGCCCTTGCCGTGTCGTGGACTCCGACTGATGCTGTGGTGTTCTCGGAAGGTCTAATCAACTCAAAGGCCTTCCGCCCTCACCTTGTCAGATTGCTTACGGGCGAAGGCCCTTTGTGGGTTGGGCATAACTGGAAGTTTGACTCGTCCTATCTTCGTTGGCAAATCCTAGGGGCTGAATGGCCAACCCAAGGTGCCCTCGTCGCTAACCACGATACGATGCTCGAGCATTACTGCCTTGACGAGAGCAAGGGTACGCACGCACTAGAGGACCTCTCTCGTGACCTATTGGGCGCTGAGGACTATAAGTACGTCGTCCGTAAGTATGGCCGTGGGGACTTGGGCTATGAGAACGTACCGCGCGAGATCCTCTACCCCTACTGCGCCCTTGACACCAGTCACACTTTCGCCCTCCACGACATCCTTTGTCCTAAGGTACATGCCTCTCCCAGCCTCACCCGCCTCTATGAGCACCTACTCCTACCCGCTAGTAGGTTCCTCCAGAAGGTCCAAGACTATGGGCTATGGGTGGATCAGGCTTTCATTCGTGAGCTCGATGTCGAGTTGAGCGCGCGTGTTGCCAAGGCAAAGGCCGACCTTGCACGAGAGGTCGAGCCAATCTGGGATACGGACGAGTATATGGCAAGCCAGTGGGCAACGAAGAAGACGCCTGCGGGCTACAACGCTCGCAACTGGCGCCACACTGCCTTTATGCTTTACAAACTTATCGGCTGGGTCCCAATGAACACCAACGAGCGTACTCTGAGGGACCTTGACCAGACTGGGCGGGACCAGTCAGCTATCTTTGGCTACAAGGCTAAAAACTACGCCAGAGGCCATCCTGACCGCAAGGTTAAACTGAACTATCCCTACATTCAGGCCTTGATCGACGTGCGCATGGCCCAGCGCGCCTACGATGTACTCGTTAAGAGGATCTGGAAGGACATTGACCCGATCGATGGTCGTCTGCACACGACCTTCAACCTCCAGGCCACTGAGACTGGAAGGCTGTCCTCGACCAACCCCAACCTCCAGAACCTGCCTGTGCCTGAGAAGGACGACCCGAAGCCTGCACGCAACATCGTTGGTGCACCTCCGGGCAGAGTCATCATGGAGGCAGACTACAGCCAGATTGAGCTACGCTTGCTGGCTCACTTCTCTGGTGATGAATTCTTGTTGGGGGTGTACCGTGACGGTCGTGACCTTCACACGGAGGTGTCAATTGCCATCTGGGGCCCAGGCTTTACTAACTATCAGCGTGTCAGGGCCAAGGCCGTTAACTTTGGGATTGCTTACGGGCGAGGTGCAGGTAGTATCGCTGCAGAGTTTGACATCCCTGAGGAAGAAGCCGAAGAAATGCGGCAGGCGTGGCTTGCACGCGCGCCGCAAGCGGCTGCATGGCTGGACAAGCTACACCAAGCCCCGTTCACTGGGCGAACGGTTGTAAGTCCGTTTGGCCGTCGGCGCCGCTTCGGAGTAGTGTCCCGAGAGAACTACTACGAGCTCAAGAACCAAAGCGCGAATTTTCCCATGCAGTCGACTGCCTCTGACCTGACCCTCTACTCTGCGATCCGGGCGCAGGAGAAGTGGGATAGCGAGGGGACTGATGCGCACGTCATCTGCCTGGTGCATGACGCAGTAGTGGTCGAGTGCCCGGAGGGGTTAGCAGACAAAGTTCAGGCCGAGCTGACTGCTATCATGGAGGACACACCGCGGAGGATCCTCCGGCCGTCAATTGACTTCCCGGTGGACGTGCATGTCGGGAAGTCTTGGGGTACTCTTAAGCTAGGGGAGATGACAGGAGGCCAGAAGGGTGCCTGACGACCGGCCACTGCGGCAGAAGCTAGAGGCTATGGCCAATCAGACGACCAGCCCGGCCGAGGCGCTGGTTGCAAGGGCCATTCTCGCCAAACTGCACCCCGTTCCTGCACGAGGGATCGAGACTCGGGCCGGTCTGACCCGCGATGCCGTTCTCGCCGCGCCGGATCGTTCTGGCCCACCTCTTCGTGCGTACCGAGTGCGTATGCCGGGTGGCACTTGGGTACTGCTCGATGAGGATGAGGTGCCTTGGGACTTGGTGCGTAATCAGCACCTGCCCGCCGTTGAGGTTGACTGAGCAGATGGCAACAGATTGCTGCAAAAGAGGACACCCTCTTACTAAAGAGACTATTTACTGGTCTCCTAAGGGTTGGAGAGAGTGTCGTCTGTGCAGACAACTGCTTCACAGAGCCTGGCGAAGTCTCAATCTATCCAAGGAGCTGGAGCGCTCGAGAAGGTGGAAGCAGGAACATCCAGATCGAGCAAGAGCCTCGGTGCACACTTGGGCAGCAAGAAGACTTGCTTCGTTTGTCGAAGTCGTGGACCCTCTTGTAGTCTACAGGCGTGATGGCTGGATTTGCCAGCTGTGCAGCAAGAGGGTTGTTAGGGCTCTACTTGCTACAGATCCTAAAGGCCCAACCTTGGATCACAGAGTTCCCTTGTCTGCTGGCGGTGTTCATTCATACGAGAACACCCAACTAGCTCATAGAGTTTGTAATCAGAAGAAAGGTGGCTTGGCGCCAAAGAGAGTGGGAGCCCCTGACCTCTTGGTCTCCCCGTCCTAGAGACTGCTAAGGCCAGGGGCCCATGTGTTGGGATAGGCGATTTAGGCTGCAGGTGGCTTTGTCAAGCCACGGTCCATCTCAATGTTGGAAGCTGTGTACGCACCAGTGACCTTAGAAACGATCGACCCGACCTCAGCAGCGAGGACTGTGACTGCAAGGGCTACGTAAGCTGCCTGCAGTCCGGTCTTGGCTGTAGGATCCGTGACGAAGAATGCTGCCACGCCGAGGGCAGCTAGGGGGATGACCTTCTGAAGGACGATCGAGTCCAAGATCTGAGGTAGCTTTGCCCAATCAAACACCTTGCTCTGAATTGAACGGTAGATGGCAAGGGCAAAGTCGACGAGCGCGATGACGAGGACACCGTAGATCGGTGCCACCATCGGGTCGTTAATAAACTGACCAATCTGGTCCATGTTGTCCTTCTCCTTGCTTCTTGTTGTTAGTAAGCCCCAAACAGATGCAGGACGAGACCTGTGAGCGTTAGGCCAGTCGAGAGGGCAATTCCGATCAGCCAGCGATTGTTCGTTTGAATCCTTGCCAGTAGCTCCTCCTGAGCACCTTGGCGGACAGTGACTTTTTCCTCTACATTGATTTTATCAGAGAGACTCTTGATAGCCAGCTCAGTCTTCTCTGTAAGATTAGTGTGCTCGCGGTCGAAGCGGTCAACAGTCATCCACTTAGCAGCTTCATCCCTAAAGCGATCTACGTCTGCTTGGATGACTACAAGACCAGAGTTGAGGGCAGCAGCTGCCTTCTCGATTGCCTGCTCGTAGAGAATGTGCTCCCTCTCGTGGAAGATTCGATGTTCTTGCGCGACGAGGTTGAGCTGACCAAACTGGCCGTCGGTGTACTTACGTTCGTATTCGATGGCCTGCTTTGTTAGAGCAGCCTGCGCATCTGTAGCAGCCTGTGCAGCAGCAACCTGAGCATTTGTCAAATCGATATGCGCTTGGACCTTGGCATCTACGAGCTGACGCTCGTATTTGACGGCCTGCCTGATCTTACTCATGTAGGTCGCTTTCTAGGTGCCGGGCTAAAGACAGCCCTCTTGTCTAAGTCGTGGTCGTAATGAGGTCACGATTGATAAGGAGGGTACCCTTAGCTAGCGTAGTGATCAAGGCCGCTTGCGAGCCGTCACGAACCTGAAGCGACCAACGAAGTTTGCGGTCTAGCAGATCTGAGGCCAGACCAGCTGTTTCCGTGTCAGCAATGGCTACCTCCGCTGTGCCGTCTGTGGGGTCATCAGCAATCGTGATCCCTCCGTTTGCATCGCTGTCCTTAGCGAGGATCGCTGCCGAGTCTGGATCTGATGTTCTCTCCTTTACATAGAACCAGAGCTTGCAATCTGTCAGATCAGTGGCAGAGCCGTCAGGGTCAACGATTGTGATGTCGATGACCTCGTCGTCCCCTTGGTCGATAACAAGGGCAATATCAGTCATAGGACGGACACCTCTCCACTAGCTTTGTCTCTGACTTCGATCACTCCAACTCCCACATCGTCAGGCCTGACTTCCACAGAGGCACTATACGGGTGAGGGCGCATTGAGAGGACTCCAGTCGCTGCGTCTCGGACTACGATGAAGCCTTGCGCCCCTGGCCTAACAGCGACCGCAGTACTTAGGTCATGTGGAAGTGGCGAATACCAGATCGAAATCTGGAAGACATTGTTTTGAAAGATGCGAGGATCGAAGACTCCTCTAGGCATACTGCCCTGCCTGCCATTCGCCATCAGGCCGTGGGCAGATACGACAGTAGTCGTAGGTCTCGCGACCGCCTGACTGGCTAAGCGTTGCCATGATCTCAACGTGCTTTGGACTGTACCAAAGCTCGGAGACTGTCTTGTCGGCAACGTTGCCTAGCCCCCAAAGGCAAGAGATGTCGTCGCAGCAGAGAGCCATCTCACCAGTGTAGGTTACGATCATCCTCATCTGCACTTCGCGCCGGCAGGGAGTTGGGCGACACTCAGCAATAGCAGGTTCAAGATTTGCCCAAGGACTGAAGTGCGTGACGAGGTGGCCGCCCCCGGTCCACTCCAGCTTAGTCTTGCTAAACCACGACTCGAGAAGGGCACGCCGTGGTGCTGCCTGTGCCTCGTCCATTGGGCGACCGCCAGCGTCATCGTAGAGGGCAATACGGATCACGTCGAGAGTACCGTCGAGCTCTTTTGCCTTCCGCTCGGTCAGCAGGTCGCCGTTACTGTGCATCACTACTTGGCTGAAGACGCCCTTTGCCTTTGCGTAAGTTGCAAACCGTGCAATGCGAGGGTCCTGCACTGGCTCGTTGAAGTGCTGGAGGTTCACGACGCCCTTAAAGCCCATCTCTACCGCATCATCGATGACCTTTTGGTAGAGAGGCTCGGGCATCTGCCACTGCTTGCCGAAGCGAGTGGCAACCGACTTCTTGTTTGGCGTGCTATTGCGAAGACAGGTTGGGCAGGTACGGTTGCAGGAGCCTACGGTCTCGACGTCAAGCTCACCAAACATAGGGATGGGTGGTGGTGCCGAGTAGGCTCGGTTGATCTCAACCTGAGCACGGATGGCGTCAGGCAAGTCAGACTGGGCTAGCAGCTCATCGCAAAGGGCCAGGGACTCATCACGACGACCCACCCAATAGGCAGCAATGCTACGCTCAAACTTGATACCCCAGCACCAGGCGTTCTCGTGGACGAAGAACTGGTCTTCAGGCAGAGGACCGACAGGAACCTGGGCAAGCAGGTAGGCTACATGGTGCAAGTCTCGGCTATTGAGCTCTCGCAGCAGGGTGGCCAGCGGTTCAAGTCGGTGGGGTCTCGACTCCCAAACGGCCAGCAGCTCAGCCTGCCGCGTCTCCCAATCGGGCGCGAGCGTTGCAGCCATGAACTGAGCGTAGTACGCTTCCTCCAGGAACCCGCCCATTGCAGCCCGCTTCTGAAATAGCTCACGGGCCTCAGGCAGACGACCAATATCCTTTAGCGTCTGGGCCAAATAGAACATCGTGCGGGGATCGCCTGGGTTCTTCGCGTCCTCTTCTTCCAGCAGACTGAGGTGCCAAAGGCTCTTCTCCATCGAACCACGATTGCCAGCAGCAGTCATGTCGATATGAACAGCGTCTGCTCGATGGCACACGATGACGCGCCCGTCTGCTAGTGCTGAGTATTCGTGCACTGCACCGATGCTTACCCAGGGCAAGGTTCCCTTGTGGATGAGGGGCAGACGCCACTGGAAGCCGCCGTCTGTGCCCATTGCCACGTCGTAAGCGTCGCAGTCTCCAGCGTCAGGATCCCAGCCTTCGTCAATGCGCCAGATCATGTCGCTATCAGTAGCAAACAGCCACCTGGCCGTATCCTTGGCTAGTGCAAAGGCACGAGAGCGCGACACACCAAAGTTGACGAACGGCTCTTCATACAGATTACCGGGGATGCCTGACATTGTTTTTCTGATGACGTCCTGCGTACCGTCAGTGGAGCCTGTGTCGAGGATGGTCCATGCACCGACATACGGCTTCAGGGACTCAAGGCAACGACTGATCGTAGTTGCCTCGTCCTTGCACATCATTACGAGGCCGTACTTAGGCAAGGATGAAGTAGGAACAGCCTTCGTCTTAGCCTGAACGACCCGTGTTGTTCGACCTTTACGCAGAGGCGCCTTTGTCATTGTTATGTCCTCAAGGGTGCATCGAGGGCGATGGGACGGTACACTGTTGGAGCAGTCATGCGCTGATGACTCCAGTTGAGGTGGGACACTGCAGGCTCGTGGAGATGAGCAACATGGTATCTTGCAGCAAGCTCGTCGATGACGTGCCAATCCATTTGATGCCAGTCGACTGGCGGACCTGTCAGTGGGCACGGACCGAGGCGTGCTGGGTCAAACTTCGTACAACCAAGGGCGACTCGCATCTCCCCTAGCATGAAGTACTCAAAAGAGCACCAGGGGCGGTTGCACGACCAGAGTTGCTGTACTGCACCTGGCCACGGAAGGACGTCATGCTCAACGAGGATGAACGGCTTGACCTTGGACCAAAGCTGTCGGATCAAAGCGTCGTACGCAAATGGCCCAACGAGAGGCTCGTAGCGTGGAGATAAACCCTGCATCTCCAAGTTGAGACGCATAGCCCTGTGGACTGCTGGATCGCTCATCTCGTTGGCGAACGGCACGACGAGATTAGGCTTGACGTCGTCGAGCGTCCACTTCTCGGTGGCCATTAGGAGGAATTCCATTACGCTACCTTGGTTAGGACGAGGCTGCTACCAGCCATCACGGTAGCAACTGCTGCAACCTCGGAGCCGTGGTAGAGCTCAAGGTTACCATCAGCGCTGCAGATAAACATACCTTCGACAATCCAGAGCATGTCAGCGCCAGAGCTGTCAAGGTTAGTGTTTGGACCAGCAGTAATGTTCTTGGCCCGTACGGCATGCACGCTGTAAAGACCAACGGTGGCTTGAA